CCCTGCGGCGGCGCTGGCTGCTGCTGCCGCGACTTCTCCGATGGTCGCCGCTGTATCCGCCTCGGCACTCGCCGGTATGGCTCACAACGGCCTAGACAACATTCCGAAAGAAGGCACCTGGCTGCTGGACGGCGGTGAGCGCGTGCTCAACCCGAACCAGAACCGTGATTTGACCAAGTACCTGGCTGACAAGTCCGGGACTGGCGGGGGCGGGTCAACGCCGATCAGTATCAGCGTGCCGGTGACCGTCCAAGGCCAACCGGGTATGAGCGATGCCGAGGCAGCCAGCCAGGGCAGGGCCATAGGCGAGAGTGCCGCCCAGCAAGTGCGTCAGGTTCTCCAGCAAGAAATGAGACAGGGCGGGTTGCTCTGGAGGCGCACGTAATGGCTGAGACATTCGATTTTGATGTACAGGTTGGCGCTTCTGGCGATGTGAAGCAACGCACCTGGTCGAACGACTTCGGCGACGGTTACACCCAGGCTGGCGGTGTCGGTATCAACACCAAGTCGCAAGCGTGGGATGTGACGGTGACCGGGCGGTTCGGCGCTGGCCAGAAGCTCCAGCAGGTTCGGGACTTTCTGGACCGGCATGAGGGCTTCAAGTCATTCCTCTGGACGCCGCCGGGCAGCGGGCAGGGCCGGTACACCGCCAACGGTTACAAGTTGGCTACCCTCGGCAACGGACTGCACTCGCTGTCCACGAACTTCAAGCAAACATTCAAACCATAAACGACATGATGCGGCAGGCCCGCAGGAGAATGCTCCATGAAGATTGTAGTAGTAATGACTTCTCGCGGAATTCTGGCCGTGGCTGGCTTTGGACTTGGTCAGGAAAAGGCGTCAACACAAGAGTCATCGACGCCCTTGAATCATTCAGGAAATATTCGATTGAACAATCGAGAGAAATTCTGAGTAGATGGCCTGATTACCGTTCTGAATTTGAACAGTCTTCAATTGCTCAAGATCCTCACGAAGTGTTTCTCGGTCTACCGATTCAAGTTGGCTTACGGTTTTAACTATTGCAGATAGTGCGTTGGTTGAAGCTGAAAGCAGGGAGTTTGTTGCTTGCTCGAGTGCCGTTAAACGCTGATCAGCAGTTTGCATTTGACCTCCGGGTCATCAATGCGCCGAATTTGGCGCTGACCCCAGTCCTTGTGTTTGCAGGCCAAGGACTGGGGACGTCCTTTATGCTTTTGTTTGTGTTTTTACGATCAGTTGCCAAAGCACATCGGCTTTCTGATCTTTGTGCTGGTGATGGTTTTGCGGCGGGAACTTGGTATCTTTGTTTGAGGTGATCTCATCACCGCAACCAGTGCATCGGTAGATTCCTGAGGCCGGCACTGTAGAGCCGACTCCATAAGCCTTGGTCCATTCTTCACCTGCACCTAATAGCGTGTTGCTGATCTTGGTGATGTGCAGTGCAGTACTCGCGGTTACCTGAGCCATTAGTCATTCCCTAGAGTGGCCGATATGAAGCACAAAGCTACTACGACCAACGCGCATGCGGTTACTGGGCATTCAGCCATGCTGGATATGTAAACAGATATCAATGGAAAATTTCTATTCCCTGACCCCGCCAAGTGCGGGGTTTTTCGTAGGTAACCACCATGATTTACAGCGCGGACATCCAGAAACTGGAGCCCGGCAACCAGATTCGTCTGTACGAACTGGATGCCACGCGGCTTGGTGCCACGCTCTGGCGCTTCCACGGACACGAGCACGAGGGAGACATCATCTGGCAGGGCCAGCTGTATTCCCCCATCCAGATCGAGGCCAGCGGCTTCGACATTCGCGGCGATGGCCGGCCAGCCACACCCAAGCTCACCCTGGCGAACGAGCTTTCGGGCATTCGCGGTGCTGTTTCGGCGCTGTGCCTTCAATACCGCGATCTTGCTGGCGCGAGCTTCAAGGTGATCGAGACGTTCAAGCACTTCCTCGATGCCGCGAACTTTGACGGCGGCAACCCGGACGCTGCCGATCAGAGCCGCACCAGCCTGTGGAGAATCGAGCAGAAGACCGAAGAGAACTTTTCGGCTGTCGGTTTCGAGCTTTCCAGCCCCATCGACATGGAAGGCCAGCAGTTACCGTCCCAGCAGATCACCAAGCTGTGCCGGTGGGCCATGCGCGGCCAGTACCGGCAGGAAGCGTGCGCTTATACCGGCACCGCGTATTTCGACAAGAAGAACGAGCCCACTGACAACCCGGCGCTGGACCGCTGCGGCGGCTGGTGGAGCAGCTGCAAGTTGCGCGGCAATACCCGCCGGTTCGGCGGTTCAATGGGCGCGAGCCTGATCGCCAAGGGGTAACCATGCGAATCAATCAAAAGCTTCAGGACGCCATGCGGGCGCACGCCGAGCAATCACACCCGGCCGAGGCCTGCGGGCTGCTGATCAAGACGGATACCGGCCGTGAGTACGTACCGTGCGCCAACGTGGCCACGAACCCGCTGCAGCACTTCCTGATCGACAAGCACGACGCCGCGGCGGCAGAAGACCGGGGCGAGGTGCTGGCCATCGTGCACAGCCACCCGGACCGCGCTGCCACGCCGAGCATGACCGATCTGGTCAGCTGCGAGCTGCACGAATTGCCCTGGGCGATTGTGGGCTGGCCCGGCGGGGATATTCAGTGGTTCAAGCCGAGCGGCTTCCAGTCACCGCTGCTGGGCCGGGACTTCTCACACGGCCTGCTCGATTGCTGGTCGGCCTGCCGTGACTGGTACGCCCGCGAGGCGTCGTTGCCGCTGCCGAACTTCGAGCGCAGAGAGCTGTGGTGGGAAGATCCGGACAGCCCCAGCCATTACGAAGAGAACTACGAGGCCTGCGGTTTTGCCCGGGTCGATCAGCCCCAACGCGGCGACATGCTAATTTTTCAGATACCAACTGTAGGTCGTCCCTGCCATTTCCCGAACCACGCCGCGATCTACCTCGGGGCCGATGCCAGGCTGCACAGCGAAAACGCGCCGGCGCTGGGCGGCGCTGGCCCATTCATCTACCACCACATGCCCGGTCGCCTGGCTGCCCGTGAGGTTTACGGCTGGTCGATGGCCAACCGCGTAAAGCTGATCCTGCGCCACAAGGAGTACACCCCATGACCATGCGCACCATCAAGTTGTACGGCGTGCTGCGCAAGCATTTCGGCCGTGAGTACCGCATCGACGTGCACAGCGTGCGCGATGCCGTGAACGCGCTGTGTGCAATGAAGCCAGGCTTCGAGAAATTCCTACGGACCGGCGAAGAGCGCGGCCTGGTGTTCAGCGTGTTCTGCGGCAAGCGAAATGCCGGAGAGGGCGAGTTCGACATGCAGGGCAGCGACAACAGCGATATCCGCATTGTGCCGCTGATTCAGGGCAGCAAGCAGGCCGGATTGTTTCAGGTAGTGCTGGGCGTGGCGCTTGTGATTGGTGGTCTTTTCACTGGCGGTACGTCGTCAGTCGTCGGCATGGGCCTGCTTGGCGCTGGTGCGGCGGTCGGCCTCGGTGGTGTGGTGCAGATGCTTTCTCCCACAACCACGGCCAGCGGCGGCAGCAACAACGATGAAGGTAACAACCCCAGCTACGGGTTCGGCGGGGCCGTTACCACGGTTGCCCAGGGCAACCCATACCCCGTGCTCTACGGCGAACGAGAGATCGGCGGGGCCGTCGAGTCAGGCGGCATCTACACACAAGATCAGATTTGATCATCAGGTAACACCAAACCCGCTTCGGCGGGTTTTCTTTTTTCTGGGGGCGGCATGGGAACGGCAGTGGCAGCGCGAAGCATTCGCGGGAGCAAGGGCGGTGAGGCAACACAGAAGCAGCCGACGATTGCGCTAAACAGCACAGCCTCGATTGCTACCGCGCGCATCGTCTATCTGTGGAGCTGGGGGCCGATCGTTGGGCCGGTGAACGGCTTGCGTTCGGTAAAGCTCGACGGTACGCCGTTGGTTGCTGAGGACGGGACAGTCAACTTCCCGGGCGTGAAGTGGCAGTTCCGCAATGGCGAGCTGAACCAGCAGCGCCTTGAGGGCATTGCCGAGTCCAGCAACGAAGTTGACGTGAACCAGCAACTGCTCAGCGGCACACCGTACCTGCGTACAGTCAATAACCCGGTGCTGGACGCGCTGCGCGTGAGGTTCAGCTGGCCGCAACTCCAGTCTCAGGACCAGAGCGGCAATATCAACGGCGTGCGCATCGAATACGCCATTGACCTCGCCACCGATGGCGGGCCTTTTGTGCAGGTGCTTGCGGACTTCGTCGATCGCAAGAACGTCACCAAGTACGAGCGCAGTCACCGGCTCAACTTGCCTGCGGGCAGTCGCTGGACCATGCGCGTGCGCCGGATCACGCCCGAGGCCAACAGCTCGCTGATTCAGGACGGCATGTTTGTCGACGCCGTGGCCGAGGTCGTGGATAGCGATCAGGAGTTCCCGCTCACCGCCGTGGGCTGCGTTGAATATGACGCTGAGCAGTTCGGCGGCGATATCGCCAAGATCGCGGTGCTGATGCGCGGGCGCATCGTGCGCGTGCCATCCAACTACGACCCGGAAACGCGGACCTATGCCACGTCTGGCGCAGGCACCAGCAACGGGATTTGGGACGGTACGTTCAAAGAGGCTTACACCAACAACCCAGCCTGGGTGTGCTACGACCTGGCACTGCACCCGTACTACGGCCTCGGCCACCGAATCGATGCCACGATGGTGGACCGCTGGAACCTGTACCGCATCGCGCAATATTGCGACCAGATGGTCCCGAACGGCATGGGCGGCGTGCACCCGCGATTGACCTGCAACATTTACCTGCAAAAGCAGGCGGATGCCTACGCCGTGTTGCAGGACCTGTCGGCGATCTTCCACGGCATGAGCACCTGGGATGGCAGCCAGATCACTTTCACCGCCGACATGCCTGGCGATCCCGTTTACACCTACAACCCTTCGCAGATCCTGAACAACGGCGAAATCCAGTATTCGGGTACCCGCGCGCGGGATCGTCACAACCTCGCGATGGTGACGTGGGATAACCCGGATCAGAGTTTCGCGACGGACAAAGAGCCCGTATTCGATGACGTGGCGCTGGCCGAAAGCGGATCGGTCAACGAGCTTGCAGTAGACGCCTACGGCTGCACCTCGCTTGCCCAGGCGCAGCGCGCGGGCCAGTACGCGCTGATCACCGAACAGGCGCAAACGAGGGGTGGCACGTTCCGCGTCGGCCTAGACGGAGGCATTCCGAAAACCGGGCAGATAATTGCCGTGGCTGACCCTATGTTGGCCGGTCGCGCGAACGGCGGGCGCATCAGCTCGGTGGCGGGGCGGGTGATAACCGTTGACCGGGATATCGACCTTTCGACCGGTGCCAAGCTTCGCGTGAACCTGCCCAGCGGCAGGACCGAAGCGCGGGTGATCAGCTCGCTGGATGGGCGGCGCGTCACCCTCGCGGCCAGCTTTAGCGAGGTACCGGAAGCCGAATGCGGCTGGATTCTCGAATACGACGACCTGAAAACCATGCAGTTTCTGGTGCGCAACATCACGCGCCCGGAATGGCACCAGTACCAGCTCGAGTGCATCCAGCACGAGCCGAGCAAGTTCGACGCGATCGACTTCGGTGCCGTGGTTGATATTCGCCCAATCAGCGGCATTCCGGTGGGCGTGCAGGCCGCGCCGGGCGCTGTCTTTGTGACCCAGCACGTCGTGATCGAGCAGGGTATCGCTGTCACAAACATGACCATCAGTTGGGATGCTGCGCCTGGCGCGGTTTCGTATGACGTGGAATGGCGCTGGGGCTCGCGTGAGTGGGTCAAGATGCCGCGCACGGGCGAACAGTCGGTTGAGGTGGCGGGCATCTACTCCGGCCAGTACATGGCCAGGGTGCGTGCTGTCAGCGCGCTGAACGTATCGTCCCTGCCGGTTACGTCGCTGCTGACGAACCTGCAGGGCAAGACCAGCTTGCCACCTGCCGTCACCTCGCTCACTGCCGCCTCGCTGATCTTCGGCATCAAGCTGAAATGGACCTTTCCACCAGGCGCAGAGGACACACAGCGCACTGAAATCTGGTACGGGCCGACGACAGATCTGGCCAAGGCCACAAAGCTTAGCGACCTGTCCTACCCGCAGTCTGAATACATCATGCAAGGCCTTCTGGCGGGCGTGACGTTCTTCTTCTGGGCGAGGCTTGTGGACCGGACCGGGAACGTTGGTCCGTGGTATCCGACCGGTATCGGCGTCATGGGGCAGACCGGCAGCGACGCCGGGCCGATCCTTGAAATGATTGCCGGGCAGATCTCCGAAACCGAGCTCGGCCAGAACCTGGTGGAGAAAATCGACCTGATCGACGGCAATGGGCCGGGTTCGGTCAACGACCGCTTGGCGGCAGCAAGAGATGAGCTGGCCGAGCAGATATCTGAGGTTGACGAAGCGCTGGGCACTGTCAGAGCGGAACTGCAGCAGCAGATCGACAGCATTGCAGACCTCGCCGATTCCATGCCTTACAAGCCGGATGAGACCTACGCGGCCGGGCAGGGCGTGCTGGGTGCTGATGGCATCATTTACCAAGCCACGCAGAATGTGCCGGTCAACACGCCACCGCCGAACACCACTTACTGGCTGAACGTGGGCCAGGCGGTGGCCACGGCCGTGGGTCTGGCGTCGCGAGTGCAGACCGTTGAAACGAAGGTTACGTCCATCGAGGGCGTCAACACCGCCCAGTCGCAACAGATCACCGGCCTGCAAACGTCTCTGGACGGCAAGGCATCGGCCAGCAGCGTGCAGTCGCTCGGTAATCGTGTCACAGATGCCGAGGGGAAGCTCACCAGCCAAGGCTCTGCCATTACGGGAATCAACACCGAGCTGGCCGGTAAAGCCAGCAGCGCCACGGTGCAGGCGCTGGGCAACACAGTCACGCAGCAAGGCCAGGACATAAAGGCGCAAGGCCAGGCCATCACAAGCGTTACGGCGAGCCTCGGAAACTCGGGCGGGCAGAACCTGTTCTTCAATCCGGCGTTTACCAAGGAAAGTGCAGTGACCGGAGTTGCGGAAGGCTGGCAAATCGACGTTGGTACGGGCGGCACGCATACCGCTTCCTTGGTGCCGTCATGGCTGGTAAGTACCGAGAAAGCACAGCGTATTGACGTTTCCGACCTTAACCAGGCTGCGGGTTATCGCAGCATTAGAATCGTTAGCGCAAGTTATCGGCCAAAGGTCACTGCGGGTAATTCCGTAGTCGCTTCGTGCTACGTGCGAGCAACTGCAGGGCTGGTGTTCGCGATCTTCATTCAGGGTGTTAATGCCGCTGGTACCGATGCAGTGACCGTGTCCGGTCCAAGGGTCGTGGCCACTGGCGGCACTCAGCGAATTGTCTACGACTTTCCGAACCTGCCGGCCGGGACTGCCTCTGTGCAGGTCTACTTCCGGCTGTATGGTTCGGACACCGTCAACGCGGGCTTTGCAGAGTACACGCGGGCGCAGCTTGAAATAGGCACCACGGTCAGCGGCTGGAAAGACAACAACGCAGTGTTGGGCGCCGAGCAGTCGGCGACGTCGTCAGCAGTGGCGGCGCTCAACTCCAGCGTAAGCCAGCAGGGTGCCACGATCATTGCTCAGGCATCCAGCATGCAGGCGTTGCAAGCGTCCTACAGGGAAGACGATGGGGAAGGCGAGCTGGCTGACGCATTGAAGGGTTACAACAGCTCGGCCAGCATTGTGCAGGAAGCAACGGTTAGAGCCACTCAGAACGAGGCAACAGCTCGCACCATTACGCAACTGACCGCTTCGGTTGGCGAAAACACTGGGCGGGTCACGGAGCTGCGGGAGGTCGTCACTACCAATCTGGCGTCGACTGCTTCGTCTATTCAGCAGCTTTCTGCCTCTGTCGCATCTGCAAATGATGCAACCGCGAAGAACACGGTAGCGATCCAGCAGACGGCTACCGCCTATGCGGACACAGCCGGGAAGTTGACCACGATGTGGTCAGTGAAAATGCAGGTCACGCAGGATGGGAAGTATGTTGCGGCGGGGATAGGCCTCGGCATTGAAAACACCGGGGCAGGTCTGCAAAGCCAGTTTCTAGTCAGCGCTGACAGATTTGCGGTTGTGAACTCTATGGCGGGCGGTGCTACATCGGTCCCTTTCGCAGTGCAGAACGGTCAGGTTTTCATCAACTCCGCCTTTATTCAAGACGGCACAATCACCAACGCCATGATCGGCAGCTACATCCAGTCGAACAACTATGTTGCAGGTGTTTCAGGGTGGAAGTTGTTTTTCGATGGCACGTTTGAAATCAACTCAAGCCTGGGGGACGGTGGCCGTCAGACAATTAACGGTCAAGGCGGCAAAGTCTTCGATCAGAACCGTCTGCGCTATCAGTGGGGGAACCTCAACGTATGAGTTACGGAGCCAGAGTCTGGGATGAAAACGGGAACTTGGTAATGGACACGACCACGTTCACTTATCAGGTAATTTGGCAGGGAGTGATTGATTTCAGTGATACGTCAGGATCAACCGCGAAGGTGATCACGCTTTCCATTCCAGGATTTGACCCGGCCAACTGCGTGTTCATGGTCATCCCCACTAGGTCACAGGATATTCAAACAGCAGAAGGTGATGCGCTCGGAAACATAAAGTCCTACCCCTACGTGACGACATCGGCCGGGCAAGTTGTTTTGAGGTCGGCCAACCCGTCCGCAAATCTTGCAAACACAAACCAGACGCGCGTTGTCGCGAAAGGCTTCGCAGTGAGGTTCAAGACATGAGCTTTGGCGTCATCAGCATCAACGACAGCTCTTTCGTGCAGATTGATTCGGAAACGCCTCGGCTTTGCGTACTTACAAAGGGGGCGTACTCGGGCACCACTGATGCGAACGTCACTTTTCCGCGCGCTGTTACAAGCGCTGATCCACCGTTGGTCTTCATTCGCCCAGACCAGACTGGCGTAATTCAGGTTCCGATTTCGGTCTGGTTCACAGGCGGCCCTGGCAATTGGACAGGCTTTTCGATGAAGGCATCTAACGTTCAGAGCACTCTGAGCGGGCAGTACTTCATTGCGGCCTGGGCCTCTATGGGAACGGCTGCTTTTGGCATGCGAATCTGGGGGCCGGGCGGCGATCTCGTGTACGACAGTGGCGCGCCACCGGTGGTGGTGACATTTGCTGCTGGTAACTGGACTTATGTCGGTAGCGAACAGCTAAGTGTTGGTCGTCGGTATATATGGAGTATCAACAAGTTGCTGGGCGCTGGCGAGTTCATATCCATCAACTCGTTTGCCATGCATTGTCATAATGGGGCAAGTGGCGGGAGCTGCGGTATCGCAGTGGACTATGCCAATTCAAAAATAATGATGTACAGCCTTGCAACTACTGCGTGGACTGATCAAGGGCACCGCCCTTTCCTCTGCGCAAAACTTACCGCCTGAATCAAGGCAGATAATTAGGAGTATTCGATGCCTTGGTATAAAACCGGGACGGTTTCCGTTACCCAAAATTCAAACGCGGTGATTGGCACCGGCACTGCGTTCATTGCAAACAGCCGGGTCGGCGATGGCTTTCGTGGGCCTGATGGCGGCTGGTATGAGGTGACAAACATCGCCAGCAACACGGCAATGTCGATTGCGCCGAACTATCAGGGGGCGACCAACAACGCGGGCGGCTATGCGCTGGCTCCGCTGCAAGGGTACGTCAAGGATTCCGCTGATGCACTCCGAGCGCTGGTCAATCAGTTTGGCTCCACGCTGGCGGTGCTTGGCACGTCTGGCACGCGGGAAGGTGTGCGCGCGGCGCTGGCTGCGGCAGCCAGCGGGAACAACAGCGACATCCTTTCCCTGTCGGGCCTGACGACTGCCCTTTCAGTTGAGCAGGGCGGCACTGGCAAGAAGACTGCGGGCGAAGCAATCCAGGCTCTTGGTGGTATCCGCCTCGGGGTAGGCAACTCATCCATAGGCACAAGCCTTTTTTCTGGGGCACCGCCCGGTATAGCTGCAATCAGTTCTTCTAATAACGACGGCAATACAGCTCTACGAATTGGTAACGGCAACAACAATAACGCGTCTGCGGTCATGACCTTTATTCGGGACGGATCATTTGGGCTTCACTTAGGTATCGATACCGATAATAAATTTAAGATTGGCGGGTTTTCGATGGGTGCTGTAGCTCGAGCGCTATACCACGAAGGCAACTCGGTGGGAACTGTCTCACAGTCAGGAGGCTTGCCAACAGGCGCTATAATAGAAACGGGTAATTTAAACGGCGGTACGTTCACAAAGTATATGGACGGCACTATGATTTGCCGAGGGATATCGCCAAATCCCATGGCTGCTAGTCAGGGGGGTGGACCAGTCTTCTACTCGGGTGGTGTTTCTTTCGTGTTCCCTGCACCGTTTGCTGTTGTTCCGGCGGTAACGATGCAAGCAATTACGTCCAACGGTTATTTTTGTTGGGGTGCATCCGATGGTAGCGCAACCTCTACCGGTATTATCGGTAGAGTTGTATCGCCGTCAAATACTGCGTCCTCATATCTTTGCTACATAGCTATTGGAAGGTGGTTCTAATGATTATTAAACTTGCACCACAGCGCCGGGACGATACCTTGATTGTCGAGAAAGCCGGGGCCGTGTTGATTCTGAATGGAGAGACGTATGACTTTTCCGCTATGTCGGCTGGCTCGACATTACCTCGATCTGCAATTTCTTCTGAATGGTTTGCGGGTGACGTTGAGTATGACAGTGATCTGACTGTCCACATCATTATGCCTGTTCCAGCCAACTACAGCCCTGAACAGGCATACCCCGTAGATCTTGTAGAGGTCCCTGACGGTATTGTGCAACTCCCCAAGCCTCTACCAGAAGTGCCCTCGCCGATATTTTTAATCAACGAGGCCTCAGGCCAATGAGCAACATAGACTGGTCCCAGCTGATCACCCGAGAAATGAAAGATGCCGCGACCGCTGCACGCATCCTGGTTGATGCCAAGGCAGTGCTAAACAGCAAAAACAGCGCAGCGGCTTCTCAGATCGCCCGCATTCAGGACCGCATTGAAACGCTGGGCTACGGAATCGAGGCCGGAGAGGCAACCGAGCAGGAAGAGGCCGAAGCGGCTGCTCTCGCGCCGGTTCTCAAGGCATGGAAAGCCTACAAGTTCGCGCTGGGAAAGGTCACGGCGCAGCCAACTTGGTATCAGGCACCGGTCTGGCCGGTCGCACCCGCCACCCCTGAAATCGCCGCCGCCCCGATGATGCTCGACGAACCGGCTGCCTGACAGACGCCGAAGCCAAATCGCCCGCCACTGAGCGGGTATTTTTTTGCCTGGAGAAAACCGAATGCCCATCACCACGCAGCAGTTGCTGCAGATCCTCCCGAGCGCCGGTCAGAAAGCCGGCGTCTTTGCACCCGTCCTGAACACGGCGATGAGCAAGTACCAGATCGTCACGGTGCCGCGCGTTGCTGCGTTCATTGCTCAGGTGGGCCACGAGTCCGGTCAACTGCGTTACGTGCGCGAGCTGGGTGGCAGCGCCTACCTGTCGAAGTACGACACCGGCAAGTTGGCGGAGCGCCTCGGTAACACGCCCGAGGCCGATGGCGATGGCCAGCTATACCGTGGGCGAGGTTTGATCCAGATCACCGGCCTTGCCAACTACGAGGCGTGCGGCGAAGCGCTGGGCCTGGACCTGGTCAAAAATCCGGAATTGCTCGAGCTGCCGCAGCACGCTGCGATGTCGGCGGCGTGGTTCTGGCACCGGGCAGCGCTGAATACGTTGGCCGACAAGGGAGACTTCCTGACCATCACCAAACGCATCAACGGCGGCACGAACGGCCTGGCTGATCGGCAGGCGCTGTACGGCCGGGCACTGAAGGTGCTGGCGTGAAGATCGTCAAAGCCTAACCTCGGCCTGCTCGACTGTACTGAGGCGCGAGCGGGCGAAGCTGGAAAAGCTTTTGGCTGCTTCCGAACAGAAAGACGGGCCAGTGCGCGATCCTTTCATCAACTGATTACCCATGAGTAACGGGCTTTTAAATGGCGACGAAACAGTCAATTCAGAGATACATGGGGCAGACGATGCTTATCGTCAAAGCGAACGGCGGTAGCGTGACGGTTGAAAAGCAAGCTGGTGAGAGCTGGGTTGTGACCGACACCTTCACCGCTGACGGTGGATATCTTCTCCAGCTCGGTAATTCCGCAACACGGTTCACACCCGCCGGCGGCGCAGTCTACGAGGTGTCACGATGAGCCTTCTTGTAATTTCGGCCCAGCGCCGCCAACCCATCCGTCGAGGTCTCGGCCTTCTGGGGGATAGCTTCTCTGGCAATTGCCACACCATCGCCGCGACGGCGTTCGGCACCGAGGCGTATGGCTATGCGGCCATGATCGCGGCGCGCACCGGCCTGTTTCCGAGCTACGTCGACAACCAGGGCAAGGTCGGCGACCACACCGGGCAGTTTCTCGCCCGGCTGCCGGCTTGCATCGCGTCGTCGACGGCCGATCTGTGGCTGCTGCTGTCCCGCACCAACGACAGTACCACGGCCGGTATGTCGCTGGCGGACACCAAAGCCAATGTGATGAAGATCGTCACCGCGTTCCTGAATACGCCAGGCAAGTACCTGATCTTCGGCACGGGTACGCCACGTTTCGGCAGTAAGGCCCTGAACGGTCAGGCGCTGGCCGATGCGATCGCCTACAAAGACTGGGTGCTGAACTACGTCAGCCAGTTCGTACCAGTCGTGAACATCTGGGACGGCTTCACCGAGGCCATGACCGTGGAAGGTTTGCACCCCAACATCCTGGGTGCCGACTTCATCAGTTCGCGAGTCGTGCCGATCATCACCGCAAACTTTGAATTCCCCGGCGTCCCGCTCCCGACAGACGCTGGCGACATCTATTCGGCTATCCGCCCATTCGGCTGCCTCAATGCCAACCCGCTGCTGGCGGGCACTGGCGGCACGCTCCCGACTGGCGTAAACGCTGTGGCCGGGTCTGTGCTGGCGGACAATTACAAGGCTGTTGGCTCTGGCCTGACCGGCATCACCACGCGGTGGTACAAGGAACCGGCTGGCTACGGTGATGCGCAGTGCATCGAGTTGGGCGGGAACATGGCGGCGGCGGGCGGCTACATCTACGTGCAGCCCTCGGCCAACGTTGTGCAGGCCAACCTGGCGGCCGGTGACGTTATTGAGATGGTGTCGGCGGTGGATATCGTCGGTTCGTCGCGCGGCATATTGGCCTGGGAGGCTGAGTTGACCATCACCAAGCCCGTCAGCGGGGCCTCGACCACAATCTACTATCGCTCGATGGACAAGTACCAAGAGCCCTTCACCATGCCCGCCAGCTTTTCCGGGCAACTGGAAACGCAGCGCGGAACCATTGATCTGACGGAAACGGTCATCAATTCGCGTATGGGGCTTTACCTGGCCACGGGCGTGGCGCAGAGCTCGACGGTCAAGGTCGCCCAGTTCGGCATTCGCAAAACGTAAGACGCTACTTGATCTTAGATGCTGAATCGCAGCTATTTTCTATAAAGGCCATAGCTCCTTAAGTCTGCGTGCAGAAGATAATTTAACTCCGCATCCGACGCAATCTCATTCTGCGACAATGCATTTAAATTTTTATCTTGAAAGCTGTGACTGTTCACTCTTTGTAGATCACATCCTCAGGTTCTATCTTCAAATAACCTTTAAAGTCGAAGCCTTCATCATCTTTTTTTAGGTAGTGCTCTAACGTTCGGACTGAGGTTGCTTCTGCATCGACTTTTAGGGCCCCTTTAAAAGGGGTGCCTATCTGTTTGGCGGCAGCCTGATAGGCTGCAAGTACAAAGTGAGAACAGAATGCACCACTTGTACGAGGTGAGTTTTCAAACGCTTGGGCACCGTATTTTTCGCTCGAGGCTTTACCACCGCTTTTGAACCCCGAATTACGAACAACGCTCAGTACGCATTTCAGTTTTGAGTATGGGATCTTTTTGTCTGCACTCCACATCTGGCCGATCTGAGCTGCCCAATCGCCAAGATTTTTGTCTTTTGGAGAGTAAACTTTATAAAGCCCTTGCTGAACCGGGCCTGACAATGACGACTGCTGCTTTCCGCCTCGCATCTGGACGACCTCCGGCTCTCCAGTGCCACTCGCTTCCAGTTTGTCTGGGTTTTTCTGCGTCTTTGACCACATCACTGTATGCACCAGTGCAGGGTCTCCTTTGTTGTTGCGTAGTGGCGACATAGATGGTATCAGCTGTCCCGTTTTTATAATTTTGTGGGTCAAGCAGGTATTATCAGGTTGATCTATCAATATTAAGATATCACCTGGCGAAAGATCTGATTTTTTAAGATTTCCGTTGGCCACTGCGGCAACGCCTTGTACGGCAGTTATCTCTTGTGTAGTCGTGTCCGGCGACTGAGATCGGGCGTCAATGGGGGGGCGGGACGCTGATGCCATAGCTGCATTAGCGTTGGCTGCATGATCAGGCTCTAAGACATGGCTTGGCAGCGGAGTATTGTGGCTACCCCCCGGTGTCAGGATAGTTGTCGCCTCTCCGG